TAAGCAGCCCAGCCATTTTCCCTGTGTGGTGGACGCCTCCAGCAATGTTTATCAGATACTATCACTACTGGCTAATGACCCTGTGTTGGCTGGTCTGACCAATCTCAGCAACAGCAGCGCAACAGACGCCGACACTCCGCAAGACTTGTATGGGTATCTGGCAAACAAGATACATGAGCAGGTGGTGGAGCATATCTCGACTGAGCCGTTGTTTGCCTATGCCGCCCAGCTTTTTACCGGAGATGCCGAAACAGACCGCAGCTTCATCAAGGATGTGGTCTTGGCTATCCCCTACGGAATCAGCGTCAAGAGCATCCAACAGAAGCTGCTTAACAAGATTACCGAAGCCATCAAGAAGGACTACATCGCCCACGGCGAGTCCGGCACTCTTTTCAGAAAGCTGGACTACAAAAAATGCACCGTGTTGTCAGGACGACTGGCGAAGCTGGTCATGTTTGTTGTTCACTCTTGTTTCCCTTCGTTCTTACAGACCTCCGCCATCATCAAGAGCGTGGCGCGGCACAACCTTGGTAAATACAGTCGTCCGGTCTCGTGGACATCTCCCAGCGGACTCCCAATCAAGCTGCAATACCCCAAGCTGCATCGCACCACTGTGTCTCCTGTCCTTGCCCCCAAGACCCGGATTCGCAAACAGCCAGACAGCCGTCAGCCATACGACCTGCAAAAGAATTACAAAGCCGCTGTCGCCAACTACATTCAAAGTCTTGATGCTGCAATTCTACATATTGCTTTTGCTTCCCTTCCTGAAGGCGTCCCGGTGTTCGGCATCCATGATTGCGTCGGGTCATCCGCCTGTGATTTACCCAAAGTGGAGGCAGCATACCGCAACGCAATGACACAGGTGTTCAAGGACAAAGACCTGTTGAACGAGTTTGCGACAACCAACGATGTGCCTACAAAAATTGTAGATTCCATGCGGTTTCCGTTTGATGCTGATTCTCATAAAATACTTGTTGACGGTCTGGTCTCATCCAAGTATCTTCTTTTTTAACGTGATGGCAGCAAGGGCGACAGCCCATGTGTCAGAGCGGAAAACACAAGAATAAATAAAAAATAGTATGAGCATCGTAGCATCTGTTAGATTGGTAAATCCCACCCTCACCACCCCCAAAGCCCCTTGCATCTGGCCTAAAGTTTATGAGCCGGACACCAAGTTCAAGGAAGAAGGAGAATACAGCATCTCGGTAATTCTTACCCCAGAACAGGCCGAACCCATCATTGCGACTGCCCAGAACCATCTGGACACCTTTGTTGCGGAACAGTCCAAGCTGATGAACTCCAAGAAGCCTTTGCGCCGTGCAGCGGTTGGCGCATGGAAGCCGGACACCGACAAGGACGGTAACGAGACTGGTAATGTCCGTATGTCCTTCAAGATGAAAGCCAGCACCATCAACAAAAAGACTGGTCATAAGATGGAGTTCAAGCCCGCCATCTTTGACAAATATGGTAAGCCCACTTCCGACGTTTTTGGTTCAGGCTCGGCGGTTAAGGTGAACTTTGAAGTGTTCCCGTGGTTCACCCCCGCACTGGGCGCAGGCATCAGCTTCCGTCTGCGGGCGGTGCAGCTTCACGAAATCCGGCAGAACGGCGGCAGTTCTTCCAACGCCAAAGACTACGGCTTCTCAGCCGAGATTCCGTCAGAAAATCTAGATACTTTTTCTGACGCCCCGACAGCGGAAGCAAATCAGCCTGTCGTTGAAGAAGCCAACAAACCTGCTCCGTCTGACGGCAGCGAGTTCTAAAAACCCCCCTATGCGTGGTCGGGCAGGTATTTAATTATCTGTCCGGCCACCTTATTCAACCTCATAGCTTTTATGGACAACTCCACTAAATGTGTAGATAGTCGCTGCCCCTCACGCCGTTCTTGTGTCAGCTATATCAAACGCTCACAGAATTGTTTTCTTCCGTTTCGAGAAGAGTCGGACACCAAATGTTTTTTATACGAGGAGAGTCCCGCCGCCTCGTCAATAAAAAAAGTCGCCCACTCAAAATAAATCCGCCCAAACCATGAATGAGCAAAAAGTTTTGATATGGGTTGGAGTCGGCGTTGCTACCACTGTGACATGGTTGGTGTGCCGCCTAATCCCTCTATAGATATATGCCTTCTATAACCTTCCGTAGCCAGTTTGAATTTCACATCTCCAATCAACTTGTGGCGATGGGTGCGAAGTTCTCCTACGAGTCGCTCCGAATCAAATACTTGAGACCTGCCATGCCAACAGGCTACACCCCGGACTTCATCCTCAGTAACGGAATCATCATTGAGACCAAAGGATTGTTCAGCGCAAAAGACCGCAAGAAACATCTGGCGGTGCGGGAGCAGCATCCAGACCTCGACATTCGCTTTGTGTTTCAAAGAGCAGCCAACCGTCTCTCAAAGAAAAGCAAGACCACTTACGCAGACTGGTGCGAAAAAAATAAATTTTTGTGGTCAAACGGAAACATTCCGCTAGAATGGGTCTGTTCGGAACGGAAGAAAACAAAATAAAATATGAAACAACAGCAACAACAACACACAGACGACATCGTAGATAATGAATCAGCCTTCATCCTTCACGCCCCTTGTAATAGCTGTGGGTCAAGTGATGGTGAAGCACAATACTCGGATGGACACACATATTGTTTTGTGTGCCGCAAATATACCAAAGGAGATAATACTAAAATGAGCGACTCAGATTCCCTATTAACCACCACATCAACCAAGCCAGCGTTCTCCGCAGTTGGAGGCCGGATTTCCGCCCTCGCCAAACGAGGACTGACGGAGGAGACCTGTCAGAAGTGGGGCTACAAGGTTGGAGACTTCAATGGCAAGCCGGTTCAGGTGGCCGACTACTACGACACTTCGGGCTGTCTGGTGGCACAGAAGCTCCGCTTTCCCAACAAGGACTTCATGTTCTTGGGGGACAGCCGAGCCGCAGGCCTTTATGGTCAGCAGTTGTGGCGGGACGGAGGCAAGATGGTGGTGATTACTGAAGGCGAGATTGATGCCTTGTCGGTCAGCCAGCTTCAAGGAAACAAGTGGCCTGTGGTGTCGTTGCCCTCGGGCGCACAAGGCGCAGTCCGGGCTTTGCGAAAGAGTGTTGAGTGGCTGGAAAAGTTTGAGAAGGTTATCCTGATGTTCGATATGGATGAGCATGGACGCAAGGCTGCTAACGACTGCGCCCAACTGTTGAGCGTAGGCAAGGCGCATATCGCCTCTCTGCCGCTTAAAGACGCCAACGAGTGTCTGGTTGCAGGCAAGGGTGCGGAAGTCATCACCGCCATCTGGAACGCCAAGCAATACCGCCCCGATGGTATCGTCGGAGCAACCGAGATGTGGGACAGCATTGTCAACCAGCCAGCACTTACGAGTGTTCCGTATCCGTGGAACGGCTTGAATCAGGTGGTGCGGGGCATCCGCCAAAGCGAGATTGTCACCGTGACTGCTGGTAGCGGCATTGGGAAGTCCCAAGTCTGCCGCGAGATTGCCCACCATCTGCTGGCTCAAGGTCACTCGGTTGGCTACGTCGCATTGGAAGAATCGGTTCGGCGCACGGCTCTGGGAATTGTTGGTATCGAACTCAATCAGTTAATCCACATAGACCAGAATCTTGTATCGCCCTCGGAGCTTAAAGAGGCGTTTGACCGGACAATCGGCACAGGAAGGTTCTTTACCTACGACCACTTCGGCAGCATTGATTCGGAGAACCTGATGAACCGTATCCGCTACATGGTGCGGGGTTGCGGTTGTCAGTATATTGTCCTCGACCACTTGAGTATCGTGGTCAGCGGTCTGGGTGACGGTGATGAGCGGCGGCTGATTGACAACACGATGACCAAGCTTCGCGCTCTGGTTCAGGAGTTGCAGGTGGGTATGATTCTGGTCAGCCACTTGAAGCGGCCTGACGGCAAAGGACATGAGGAAGGTGCAGCCACCAGCCTGAGCCAGCTTAGGGGGAGTGCTTCGATTGCCCAGCTAAGTGACATTGTGTTGGGGATGGAGCGTAACCAGCAAGACCCAGACTCTAAAAACATCAGCAACATCCGGGTGTTG